CCAACTGCGGGGCTGTGACCAGTACGGTGGTGATTTCAGACAGCGCGATCGCCATGCCCTGGGCCCGCAGCAGCAGGCTGGGGTCGGCGCGCAGCATCTCGGCGTTGGTCTGGGCGGAGTATTGCCGCATGGCGTTGAGGAGATTCTCCCATTCACCAGGTGCGTGGGCGCGCAGGTGCATGGCTGCCTCAACCACCGGACGGGTATCCGGCATCAGCGCTTCGCCAGCTTGATGATCGCTGCCGGGTTCGGCACCCGTTCGGTGATCGGCGACGCCTTGGCGTAGTCGGCGATGGTACGCTGCGACTGGCCGAGTTCGGTCAGGGCACTGCGCGACGGCAGCTGGGTTGTCTTCTTGGTGGCTTTCATTTCAGCTTCTTGAGTTTCTTGGCCTGGCGCTCGACCGACACGTCAGGCTTGCTGGGCTTGAGATTCCCCAGCTCCTTGACATCTTCCAGGTTCGACGGCCGCAAAGTGGAGCCGTAGTCGGCGGTAAAAATACCCGCGTCGTAGTCTGTCCCGCTCGAAGACTTTCCGTAGTCGCGTTTCGATGCGGAGGAACCCCCCGCCTCCATCTTGACCTTGGGCATATCCGGCGAATTGCGAGAGCGGTATGCTTTCTGGTACGCAAGGCGGGAGACCCCCTGGCCGGAGGTCTTGGAGACCGTCGCCCGAGGGGTCCTGGCCATTACTTCTTGGCATACGAACCACCGCCACCAGCATTGGTGACGGACGATACGCCCGGCTTCTGGGTCTTGACGCCGACGAACTTGGCCATCTTGCCCTTCGGGCCGGCCTCGATCTTCTGCTTGCCGGCGGACTTGCCGCTGGATGCCTTGCTCTTAGCCATAACTTTCTCCTTGGTTTAGCGAATGGGCGGCGACGTTAACCCCGCAAGGCCCTTGTTGGAAGTCATCGCCGGCATCGTGCCGACCGGGGTTGGCGGACGCCGGGCAGCCAGGTGCTGGTCAAGCGTGCGTAGCTGCTGTTGCTTCGCCCCGCCCATGGGACCTGCCATGGTTGGCGGACGTGCCATCGGGCCGGCGCCGGGGATGCCGCCGGGGCCGCCCGGAGGGAGTCGCGGGCTGGTGCCAGCCATCGGCGGCGGAGCCCCATCTCTGCCTATCGGCGGCGGACCAGGGCGCTGCATGCCCGCCATTCCGCCCATGGTGCGCGGAGCGCCGGGTGCTATACCCATGCCGGCTCCAGCGCGCTGCGCTGCTCCGGGATCGCCAGGGCCACCGCGCATCGGCGGCGGACCCTTCATGCCCATGCCAGCTCCGCCTTTGGGGAATCCGCCGGGGCGCCCGCCCATCGGTGGCCGCGCAGCCATGCCGACCTGCGGCGGCGGACCCTTCGTGGCGCCCGGTGCAGCGGCAGCGCTGCCGGCGCCATCGCGTGCCATTCTCGATGCTCCACCGAGCATTCCCATTCCTGCTGCCATCACGCTGGTCCTTGTGCTGGGGCCGGCTGCCCGCCGGGTGCCGGCGTTGGCCCGACCACGTTGGTCTGCGGTCCCTGTGGATCCGATGGTGCCCCCGGCTGCTGCGGAGCGTTGGGGTCGCCGCCAGGGGGCGCTCCAGGCGATGGGGCCCCGCCACCAGCTCCGCCCATCATCGCCTTGATCTCGTCATCAGGCGGCACAACCGTCTCGCCGTCAAGGCCGATGCCGTCGGCCACAGGCCGTAGCACATTAGCACGGCCACGCACGCCCATGATCTGCATGTCCATCGGATTGGCGGTGATCTGCAGGAACTCGAGCTGGCGCTGGCGCTGGGTCTCGCGCTGCATCGCCACGTTGACGCCGAGCACCTCGATCGATTCATCGCCGCGCAGCATGCCGGTGGTGTCGGTCAGCATGACCAGGTCGTACAGCTCGCCTACGGCAGGCTCGACGACGTCACCATCGATATTTGCTGCGACGGTCTGCAGGATTTTTGCGGCGTTTCCCATGAGCATGGCAAGCCCGCTAGCAGTACGGCCAGCACCGCCCAGGCGCTCAGAACCAGTGATGTACCGAGGGATAGCACTAAGCTCGTCCGCGATCTGCGTGAACTTCTCGTAAACGCCCAGGAGTTCCTGGGCGTGGCTCTCGGCGTTGAAGAAGCTGATCGGCGGCTGGGTATTGTTTCCCAGCGGGTCGTTCTCGACGTGCCATCGCTTCCAGGGGTACAGCTCGTCGCCATTCTCGTTCTCGGCAATGCGGTCGTCGTTGACCACCACCTGGGGACCGGAGGCGATCGACATGTTGTTGATCAAACTGCGGAGCGACGAGTTCGTTGCGTCCTGGATGTCAGCGAGAATGTCCGGCAAGGCGTTGCCAACCACCGTGCCAGGGACCTTCTCGAACGATGTCACGTAGTAGGGCGGGCGCTTGCGAATCGACGGGCTGAGCTGCACCTTGATGACGTAGCGGCCGATCTTGAAGGCATCGACGAAGTAGTCGGTCAATCCATCCGGCACCTGCTCGGGGGTGAATCCATTCTGCAAAAGGATCAAGCCCTGCACGTAGCCATGGTATTCCAGCATGTCGATCATGCCGGACTGATTCATCCGCGGGTCTTCCCGGCTCTCCATCGAGGCGCGCGGCGTTTCCGACGTGGAGGCGTTGGTTTCGACGTAACCTGACTGCCCGTACCACTTCAGCACTTCCCGTATCGCATCGTCGTTGTAACCGGGCAGGCCGATCAGCTGGTTCAGGTCCTGGCGGGTGACGCGGGTGCGCTCGATCACCTCGGCATCGGCGATGCTGGAGACGCCAGGTGTCCACCATACGTCGAACGGAGACACCCGGTTCCAGAACATTTTCGGGCGGTTGATCACCACCGCCTTGCCCTGCTGCCACGTCACCTCCGGCACGATGCGCACCGTCGGGCCCTTCATGCAGGCGAACGGGAACAGCGGCAGGTCGACGAGGAAGGCTGCCAGGGCTTCGTAGAATCCACCCTCTACGAGCAGATCGTCGACCTTGCGGAATGCCGTCTCGGCTTCCTCGCGGGCCTTCTTGATCGCTGCCCTGGCCGCACCGGCGAGCAATTGCTGCAGCCGATCGCGGATCATCTCCGGCGACGGCGGTGGCGCGCCGCCCATAGTGGCGCCCTGGATCTCCATCTCCACCAGCTCGGCCGCCGCCTGGGCGATCTCCTCCGGCAGGGTCGGATCCGGGGTGGCTTTCAGTCCCCACGGCTTCTCGGTATTGAGATACACGTCGCGCAGCAGCGACGTGGCGCCGCGGCATTTGGTGGCGACCAGCCTGGCGTAGATCTCGGAGCCGCCGAACTTCTTGATTTCCGCCAGTTTCTGGGGATCATACTGGCCGGAGAACACCCGCATGGCAGTGACCAGCCGGTCAGTCCAGCCGTTGGCGCCATCCCTGTGGCGCATGAAGGTGGAGAATTTGTTATCGATAAACGCCACCAGCGAGGTATTCAGCTGGCTGTTTTCGTTGGCCGCATCCTCGGCCGCGACCCGCGTGGCATCGCTCATTGCCTCCTGCTCGATGAGCTGGTCTGGCGATACGATGCGTAGGGCCGCTGGCGCCATGCTGGTCCCCGGGTTTTTTGACACATACACCCACACCGTACAGGCACGCAACAATGGCTAAGACGAAGAATTCCGCCGCTACCGATCCGCAGATGCTCGCCGTCAACCTCGCGGCGCTGGCCCGCGAGATTTCGATGGATCTTTTCCCGACCAAAACCATCATCGAGCTGCACCGGCTTTCCGACGAGGAATGGGCCCAGATCCAGGCCAACCGCAATTTCCAGGAAATGCTGCAGTCGATGACGCTGGAGTGGAATTCCGCCACCAACACCAAGCAGCGGGTCAAGGCCAAGGCCGCTACGGGGCTGGAGATGCACCTCGAGCACCTGGTGCTGGCGATCGCCGACGAGGACATCCCGCTGATCCAGCGGGTCGAGGCGGGAAAATTCCTCGCCAGGCTGGGCGAACTCGACGGCCAGCGCGAGGGCATGAACGGCGAGCGGTTTAATATTACCCTGAACATCGGCAGTAGTACGCAATCGATCGACGTGGCGCCGCGCCCCGGCGTCACCATCGAGCACGAAGCATGAGCATCGAATTCACCGCTCCCCCGACCGTCGCCAGGTTCATGCAATCCGAGGCGTTCGTGCGCTTCATCATCGGCCCGGTCGGCTCCGGCAAGACCACGGGCGTTCTGTTCGAGGTGCTGCGCCGGGCGATAGAACAGCGCCGTGGTCCCGATAATTTCCGCCGATCCAGGTGGGTAATTACCAGAACGACCTTAAGCCAGATGAAAATGACGATATTGCTCGACCTGCTGACCTGGTTCCGGGCGATCGCCGACTACAAGGTTTCCGAGCAGCTGGTGACGCTACGCTTCAACGACGTCGTCTGCGAGATCTACCTGATCCCGCTCGAGGACGAGGAGGACCAGAAGCGGCTTCTCTCGATGCAGCTGACCGGCTGCGTCATCAACGAAATCATCGAGCTTTCCCCCGATCTTGTTTCGGCGATTGCCGGCCGCGTCGGGCGGTATCCATCCAAGGCCGACGGGGGACCAAGCTGGTTCGGCATCATCGGCGACACCAACACCCCGGTCGACGGCAGCGACTGGTGGAAGCTGATGGAGGAGGACACGCCAGCCGGCTGGGCCTTCTTCCACCAGCCGAGCGGACTTTCCCCCGACGCCGAGAACCTCGAGAACCTTCCCCCCGGCTACTATGAACGGCTGGCCAGCAACCCCAACAAGGCTTGGGTCGACCGCTATGTGAAGTCGCAATATGGTGAAGACCCAAGTGGCACCGCGGTGTTCCGCGAGAGCTTCAAGCGCTCCTACCATGTCGTCGAATCGCTCGACCCGGTCGCCGGCCAGGTGCTGCTGGTCGGCCAGGATTTCGGCCGCGCCCCGTGCGCGCTGATCTGCCAGCCGGACCATCGCGGCCGGCTGCTGGTGCTCGAGGAAGTGGTGTCGCTCGACATGGGCCTGGAGACCCATGTCGCTCGGAACCTCAAGCCAAAGCTCTACACTGAACGTTATTTCGGGCTGATGTTCGCCGCCGTCGGCGATCCCTCCGGCACGACGAAGGGTAACATGCTGGAGGAGACGTCCTTCGATGTGCTGCAACGGCTTGGCATCCCTGCGTTCCCGGCGCCGACCAACAACATAGATCCACGCATCGCGGCGGTCGAGACAATGCTCTACCAGCAGCGCGACGGCGAGGCAGCGCTGGTGATCGACGGCTCGCGCTGCCCGATGCTGGTGCGGGCGCTCAACGGCGCGTACCGCTACGGCAAGACCCCGGCCGGCCAGCCCAAGCCGGTGCCGGACAAGGTCCGCCCCTACGCCGACCTGGTCGACGATCTGCAGTATGTCTGCCTGACGGTGAACAGCGGCCTGACCATCCACATCGCCAAGCGGATACGCCCCAAGCTGAAGAAAACCCGCAACACGCCAAGCGCGGCAGGATGGACCTGATGGACGACGACATGATCGAATTCGTCACCGGCATGAACGAGGAGGCGATCTTTTTCGATGGCTACGAGGACGCGATCATCGGCGTCGCCGAGCGCTGCTTGCAGCCGGCGCTGGTGGTCTACGACGCCGCCAAGTGCATCGAGATCCTGGTGACCCGCGACGGCATGAGTTGGGAAGACGCCGAGGAATTTTTCTCGTTCAACACGCTCGGCTGCTGGGCCGGGGAAAATACGCCGCTGTTCCTGTGGCGTCCGCAGTGGGACCTCAACCCGCCCGACCGCGCGGCGTCAGCGCCAGCAGACGAGCCGAGCGACCCCCCTCCAGACCCTCGATGATCCAGCACGGCATCGGCCAGCTCGCCGACGGGTCTCCGGGATACGGGTCGTGCATCAGCGCCGCCCAGACGCCCGAGGGCTGCTCGCGGACAATGGTGAAGCCGTTGGCGATCAGGCCCTCGACGTAGCGGCCGTTCCACCCCTGGGTGGCCGCGCCGGCATAGTCGCCGGCGCGCAGCAGATGATTGTTGTTGGATTCGTCGGATCTCATGCCGGGTCCCCCAGCGGGGTAACGTCGCCGAAGTCGGCATTGTTGCGGATCTGCTCGTCGACGTAAAGCTGCATGGCGCGCCCGGCATAGGCGAGGTCGCGAATCTCCATGCCGGAGGAGCCAACGTCGCAGCGCCCATCCTTCTGGACCACCGCGAACACGATCGCCTCGACGTCCTGGTTCTGGCGCACCCTGGCCAGCAGCAGCGACACGAACATCTCGACGCTGGTGCCGAAATTGCCGTCGCCCAGCGTGTGGACCTCAGCCACCACGGCGCGGCCTCAGCATCTCGCCGATCTCGCCGAGCTTGCGGGTGATCCAGCTCTGCTGCTGCAGCGTGTCGAAATTCGACATCCCCCACAGCTGGATGCCGCCACCGCGGCGGATAACCGCCACCAGCGCCATCTCCTCGGGGGCGAAGCGGGTGAGGATCCGCTCGACCGCCAGCCTGGGATCGCCGAGATCGATGACATCGTCGCTGCGGTGGGTGTGGTCCGGCGTCGCGGGGCGATCGGTGGGCGGCAGCTGCGCCATCCACAGGCCGGTGTCCATCCCTGTCGAGCGGGTGCCGCAATTGGCGCAGACAATGCCGCCATCGGCCATCAGCCGGAACGTCGAGCAGGCGCAGTTGCACACCCAGTGCGAATCCGTCGCCGGATTGTCCTGGTCGGGGTCGGGGTCCGGCCGCGGGAACTCGACGATGTCGGCCATCAGCGCGGCTGCGATCCGACCACCAGTGCCTTCTGCAGCATGGCGAAGGCGATCTCCAGCTGGGTCAGCGCGACCGCGGCCAGGCGGGGATCGGCCATGCCGGTCTGCCTGACCGCGTTGATCTCCTCGGCGAGGCTGGCTTCTATCGAGTGAAAACGCGCCTTGATGTGGTCGCCGACCGTCTTGTCACGCTCGGGCGGCGCCTCCAGGGAAATGTTCTGGTCGCTGTCCGCCATCTGCCCCGCCATGTCAGCTGCCCTTGATGAAAAACTTCTCGAAGCTCTCGCGCGGCCACACCTCGATCCGCTCCTCGGCCGGCAGCCCCGGCGCCAGGATGATGAGCTGCCTAGCGATATAATCCCCATGCCGGCAGATCATCGTGCCACCCGGACCCGGCACGCGTATCGCCGGCCCGGCCGGAATCTGCCGCAGCACATCCTCATCCCCCCACGACGCCCAGTTCTTGTCTATCCACTCGGGGGCCTTGGCTATGCCCTCGGTGAACTGCCACGCCTCGACGATGCGGATACGCTGCTCGTAGCGCGGCCGGGTGGAAATTTCCCCCGGCTTGGGCGGGGGCGTGATCTCGCCATCGAGGGCGTGCGGGGGCTCACCGTCGTCGGTCTGGGGAGCGCGCAGCGGTTCCGTGTAGCGAATGTTGGGGACGCCGGTGCCGGCAATGGCACCGGCGTCCGTTTGCCCGTCCCCTTGGGCATCAGCGAGGGGGCTAGTGGCTGGGGACGGGTTCTGCGACCTGGCAGTGTCGTTGACGTGATCGGAATAGGAGCGCTGGGTTGGCTGCATCGGTTCGGGGGAAAAATCCCCCCAGCTGTAGCCCTGCGCATCGGGGAGGTTCTGTGGCGCCACGACGTCACCGGTATTGGGGTCGATCTGCACCACCTGGTCGCCGGAAAATTCCTCGCGGATCGCCTCGGGTATGGGCGGCAGCGTCGTGCCCGGGTCGTCGTCCGGCACGTCCTCGATGATCACCTGCTGGCGTGAGCGTTTGGTTGGGCTCATCGGTAGGCATACTTCCGTGATTTGCCGGCAGTGGGCTGGCGCTCGTCGACGCCTTGTGGCGGCGGCTCGCTCGATGCCGCCTGGTGGAGGGCAGGTTTACCGGGAGTGCGCGTCTCGGCACCGGGGGCCGGCTCGACGGGGGAAGTCGGCGTGAACCTTGGAGACGTCTTGCGCTTCTTCTCCAGGTACAAATCGATTGCCCTGCGCACATGCTCCTGGGCGGCAACGCCATCCTCGGCACGCAAGTCGTTGAGTGCCTGCCACTGCTGCGGCGTCACTCGTATCGGCATCGGTCTAAGTCTTGTCGGCTTTTGCATGAGGCGTGTTGTAAAGAGTTACCGTGTGTCGGGTCAAGGGGTATTTTTGCACGCAGTGTCTGGTGGTGGGGCGGCTGAATTGTGTTACCACCGGATTCGCGGATCTTCGTGAGTCCAGGGCTTAACACCCCTACCTGCCCGGCGGGGGGCGTTGGGCAGGTACGGGGTACCCGTAGTCCGGTAGCTTCCCATTATTTCCCGTCTAGCCATGGTGTAAGTGCCTACATCGACAACTTCCCGCGATGATCTGCCTCTGATTGGCAATCGGGAAGTACGGGGGAAACCTCTCGCATCATGACTGCCCTAGCGCCAATGCTAGGTCGGAAGACGGATGGGCCTTGACCGGGCCGGGCGCGAATGCCTTGGGGAACAACTCGTGCCGGCACACAAACCATCATGGTCCGTGTGGGGCTCCCGCCCGAATGTGGCGTGGTAACTTGATCTGAATAAGGCCTTAGCCGGAACGTGCTTCCTTCGATGGAACGCTGTCTGCGCGACATGCTGGGTTCGGGTAAAGGGGTGAGTGTCTAGGCGCTTCGGGCGCGGCTCACCTCTCCGAATAAGTTCGTGATGCGGCGCTTCGAGCGCTCGACACACAAACGCTGGCACTAGCTCGTCGACATGCGCACGCTGTCCGTGAATGGCCCTAAAGGACAAGAAAAGCAAAAGGCGCACATCACGCCCTCCCTAGCATGAGCTGGGGCGGGCGTGCGTGTGTCGAGCGCAATCGTTGGTTGCGCTCCACACACTCACGTCTGAAAGGATTACGCCATGCGTTTCGGCGGATTAACTCAACAGTCTGGTTTCTGGGATGTCGCAAGCAAGGCGCGCAATCGTAAATCGGCTGCGCTGCCTGCCAACGTACGACTAGTCGTGCCACATCTTGGTGAAGCACCACGCGTACGCGCTGCAGGAGTCGTGCACGCTGATCGTAGCGCACACTCCACGACACGTCGTGGCACACTTTTTACCGGCAAATCGCCCAAAAAGCGCTAGTGTCCTTAGTGGCCACGCGTTTTTGCCCAAAAGACACTTTCGCGGACACTTTGCCATCCCCCTATTACTACGTAATAGGGGGATGC